CTCTCCATAAACAGGTCAGGTGTCCACATTGCAAGGAATAAATCTCTTGCTCTCATTTCTTCCTTACCGTGATTCTTTCTTAATTCAATAAATTCAAATACATCTGCGTGCCATGGTTCCAAATAGATAGCAAAAGAACCTTTTCTCTTACCACCCTGATTGATCCATCGTGCCACTTCGTTGTATGTTTTCATCATAGGGATAAGACCGTCTGACTCACCACCTGTACCTTTAATATAAGAACCCTTCGCCCTAACATCATGTACGTGAAGTCCAATACCTCCCGCCCATTTTGAAATATTCGCAACATCTTTAACAGTATCGAATAAACCATTAATATCATCACCTTTATTTCCAATTAAGAAACATGACGACATCTGTGGTCTTCTTGTACCCGCATTAAATAATGTCGGTGTTGCATGTGTATAGAAGTGTTGAGATAAGTCATCATAAATACGTAGTCCCATTTCAAGGTCTCCATTACATATACCCAATGCAACTCTCATATACATGTATTGAGGTCTTTCCACAATCCTGTTAGAAATCCTTAAAAGGTATGATCTCTCAAGAGTTTTAAATCCGAAATAATCGAAATCAAAATCCCTCTCCTGTACAATTGCACCATCAATCGCCGCTCTGTTCGCCTTAACAAAGTCGTACAGTTCATCAGAAATTAAAGAAGATTCTTTACCTGTTCTTGGTTCAATAAACGAGTAAAGTTCTTTAATAGATTGAGAAAACTTCTTTGGTGTTGTCTTATGTAAGTTAGTGACTGCCAATCTCCCCGCTAATTTTGCATAGTCAGGGTGAGTGGTTGTCATTGATGCGGCGGTCTCTGCCGCCAATTGATCTAATTCAGTAGTTGAAATTTCATCATAAATCCCTTGTGTGACTTTTAAGGTGATATATGTTGGGTCAACGTAGTCAATGTTGAGATCTGAACACAAGGCGGATATTCTCCTTGTGATTTTATCATATCTCATTTCTTCTAACGATCCGTCTCTCTTTTTTACCTTCATCTGTATTCGTATTAAAAGTCCATGTCTCCGAACGCAGAATCAAGATCTTCTTCGGTGTCGTTATTCACTCCCGCTTTTTGGTATTCCGCAACTCTTTTTTCAAAGAAGTTGGTTTTACCTTGAAGTGCAATGTTTTGCATAAAGTCAAATGGGTTTTCAGAATTGAAGTGTTTAGGAACACCTAACGAATCTAATAACCTATCAGTAACAAACTCTAAATATTGAGACATTAGATCTGAATTCATACCAATCAGTCTAACAGGTAGTGCTTCGAGGATGAACTCTTTCTCGATCTCAAGTGCAGAAAGAATAATCTCTTTAATTCTATCGTTTGAAAGTTTATTTTGAATATGACTATTATAAAGGTGGCACGCGAAGTCACAGTGTAGTCCTTCATCTCTTGAAATCAACTCATTAGAGAATGTAAGTCCCGGCATTAATCCTCTTTTCTTTAACCAAAAGATTGAACAGAATGATCCCGAAAAGAAAATACCTTCAACAGCAGCGAACGCAATTAGTCTTTCCGCAAAACTTGGTGATTCGATCCACTTAAGTGCCCATTTAGCCTTCTTCTCAATTGCGGGGATCGTCTCTATTGCATTAAATAACCTATTTTGTTCATCAGTATCCTTAATATATGTGTCGATCAATAACGAGTATGTTTCGCTGTGGATGTTTTCCATTGCAATTTGGAATCCATAAAAGAACTTTGCCTCGGTGTATTGAACTTCATTAACGAAGTTTTCTGCGAGATTCTCATTAACAATACCATCTGACGCAGCAAAGAAGGCCAATACGTGTTTAACGAAATGTTTTTCATCGTCGTTTAACTTGTTCGCCCAATCACTTACGTCTTGGTTTAAGTCAATTTCTTCCGCAGTCCAAAAGGATGCTTCTTGTTGTTTATAGAACTTCCATATGTCATGGTGTTCGATAGGAAAAAGGACAAAACGTCCCGGATTTTCTTGTAAAATCTTTTCTGTCATCTTATAAATTTTAATTGTTAATTATTCTAAACCTTGTGATTTTTTGTAAACTTCCGCAGCCCTCTTCAAACCACTTTCTTGTTTCTTGAGTTGGTGACCTAACAGTGTATCCTGTTCTGTTACATCAAATTTCATCATCTCATTATCGAAGAGACAATTATTAAATGTTACACCATCTCTACCTATTCTTGATTTAACTAAGGTTAGGTTCGCTCTCTTACCTTCTTTTTGTTCGAGAGTCTTTGCTATTGAAAGGATAATATGTGCAGTTTGTGCTTTCTTAATCGATCCACCCATATCATCTATATTTACGATGTCCGCCGATATTGAACCTCTATTACCTTGAGATGCGGTCCAAAATGCGAAGTCAAAATCGGTACACATGGCATCTAATTGTCTGATAATACCACCTTCACCTTTCCATTCTTCATCAAATCCTCTACCTCTTTCAGCAATTAAACAATCAACATAATCTAAGACCACCATATCTATCTTATAACCTTGTGATTGTAACTTCAAAAGTTTTCTTTTAACGTCACCAACGGTAGTGTTACCGTTTTGCATTTTTATGAATTTGATGTTACCGAAGGTCTCACGATTAATCGCCTCTTTGTATCGTTCAAGGGCCATTGCCTTATTTTCTTCAGTTTTGACTTGTTCTTTAGCACTCATCTCTGACCAAACAGTAATGTGCTTTTGTCTGATCTGTTGTGTTGTATCCTCAAAAAATATCTGAACAACATTGTGTCCTGTGTTGGCCGCACTATTTGCGAACTTAGATAAGATAGTAGATTTACCCACACCTGTTGGTGCCAAAATCATACCTAACTCACCCTTACCGAGACCACCCTCTAATAGATCGTCTAAACCATCAATACCTGTTGGGATAGGTACTCTTGGATCTAAGTCTAACGCAAAGTCCACATCATCAAAAATGTCAATAATATCGTCATCAGATGTCCCAACCTGTAGAGACTCTTCAATCATTTCTGTGATTTTATCATATGATTCGAAGTCACCCTTTTCAATGATTTCATTAACCTTTTTTAGAGTTTTTTTTAGGTCCTGTTGTTTACAGAAATTAAGTGACTTGTCTTTAACATATGTTGGTCCAACCACAGGATCCTGAGCGTCTTGAATGTTTTGTAGTGTATCTGCATGAAGTCTACCTGCAAGTGGGTTGTTTGAATTCTCTTCTGCGATTTTTTGTTTAAGGGTCACGTAATTAGGAATGGACCTATAGGTTTCGGTGTATTCCTTTATGTGTGTTACAATATATTTGAAAGAATTATTATCAAAGTACTTACTTTCTAAAACCTCTATAATCTGTTCACCATATTTTGGGTCTTCAATTATTGATTTTATTAATGTTTGTTGGAATTGGAATCCTAATTTACCGAAGGTCATCTCACTCATAGTACTTTAATTTTTTAATAGTTCGTAATTCAAATATTTTGTTGTTATATCGTTAGAAGAGAAGGTTTCACTAAGTCCACCGAGTACTCTTCTTAAGATTGGTCTGATGTCCACAGAATATCTCACCTTAGGGTGATAAATATGTGCGGGAAACACTCTTGAAATAAATACATCGTCATTTTGCTTAATCTCTAATTGGAAGTACTCTTCGGTATCCGGACCTTCATGGTTAGAAGGGTCGAAAACGGGAAAATAATTTGGATTTTCGTGTAGAAATTCCAAAGTTTTTTCTTTCAAATTTTCTTCAATTTCTTCACAAATTTTTTTGACTTCATCATTTAACTCTAAAGATTTTCTCACATTTGGATTATATCCTTTTACGTTAAAGAATCTTTGACAGATAATGTTCCCACTTAAGGTGAACAAAAATTCTAATTTAGTAGTTTCGTTGTTACTCATTTGTTTTAAATTTTATTACTCTTTTATTTTTCTCTTTACGGGTTAGTCGTAAAAAGGGGTTGAGGAATTTAATCCACGCATCATCTGATTTTGGTAGGACTGTAAACAACCCATCTTCCATCATCATCTTCATCGTGTTCTTGTAGGATCTTCCCTCGGGATCCAATTCTTCATTTATAAGAGCGGTGATTGTTTCTCTTGCCTCGTCGGTGAGAAACGGTTGGTCTAAACTGACAATACTTTCATTTAAAGAAAAGAACTCCTCCCCAAATACACCGTACTTGGTTACACCTGTTAGAAGGTTCGCTACTGTCTTGTTGTTTTTGTCTTCCTCAAACATCTTGTTGGATTTATCAATCACTTGTTGAATGGTGATTGGTCGTTCTCTCAACTCAGGAAATAGGGAAAGGAATTTTTTAATTCCCATATTTTTAATCCCCGCGATATTGTCGGATCGATCCCCACATATCATTTTAACGATTTTAACGTTCTGTATGTGGATTTCTTCGTGTTCGTAAAGGATTTTATCGTCCATCTCATAAAGAAGTCTATGAGAGGGGTTATACACCTTTGTGCGTTCTGAAACTAATTGAGTAAGATCCCCATCAGAAGAGTAGACGATCGTATTTTCTTGACTATTCTGTGAGTAGTATGCAATACAATCGTCAGTTTCACAGTACTGAAATTCCCCTTGTCGGACATAGAGTTCTTCGAGGTACTGTTGTATTCTTCTTCTCTGTCGTGTGTAAGATTCTTTTTCTTTATCAGTTCTAAGTCTTTGTCGACGATTTTCTTTGTACTTGTGGTACATTTTTCTTCGAGTAACCGCACCATCTTCTCCATCCCAAAAAACCACAATCTTATCAAGTCTGTAGTTTTCAAAAGATCTTCTTAGTACGTTTAGAAAGTGATAAATACCACCTATGTGTTCTCCTTTATAGAAGTAATTTTTTACTCCATAAAAACCAATAGTAAGTAAGTTATCTCCGTCTACTAATAAAACTGACATTAATTAACCTTTAAAAGGTTCAACAATCTATTCTTCGTCTTTGATATCAAAATCACCTTCAATACCAAGTTGGTTTTTCCAAAATTCAGAGTATTCTGATTTGTAACCTTCCAACGACTTTTTCTCCTCCGCGGCATCTTTCCCTTTAAGGAAACCATGTGCGGTCACAATGATTCTACCATCTTCATATCCAAGTCCATTGACGTGGTTTTTCATAATAGAAATCTTTGTTCTTGTTGCGAATTTTACCTTTCTCTTATCCTTAACGGCAGAGATTGGATTTGTACCCGCATTCTTTTGATTACCGAATCTGAAAACTAAGGTTGAGTTTAACCAAATAGACTCACCACCTTTTGCTTTAATCTTCGGTTGACTAAATGGGTTATCAGGTAGTTCGACCCATGGTTGGTTTACAATAACAAGAGTATTTGTAAACTCAGAATCCACTCTTCTTGAACCTGAAACTCTTTGGTTAAGTCCCATACCAATTTTATCGGATAGAACCGATGCATTGTGTTGTTTACCACCTTTACCATCAAAGGTCATCTTACATGGTACAGAACCTACCGAATCCCATAAGAAAAGAAGATCATACTCTAACTCTCCTTTTTGTTGGGCATCCAATAACTCATTTATGTAATCTGTGATCTGTTCTATATATTGGAACTCATTGTTAAACAAGAAGAACCCATCATATTCGATCTCACCTGTCGATTCATCAACCACCTCTTCAATTTCGAGTCCCATCAATTTTGCGTGAGGGAAATCCCATTTTTGTTCAGTAATGATGAATACAGGTAATACACCTTTCTTTTGTGCATCCACTGCAGTTTTTACAAGTGCAGTTGTTTTTCCCGTATCAGAATGTCCGAGGAACATATTGATGTGACCCATCGCAGGACCCGGTAAACCGGTAGCATCTAAGAAAGCATCACCTAAATCAAAGAACTTGTCGGCCTTAAACTTCGCCTGTTTAGAGAACTTTGATTTAATACTTTTAAAATCTTTCTTTTTAATTGCCATATTGTCTTTTTAAAAAGGACCCACCCACTCAGGGACCGACTAAGTCGGCATCAACTCCACCACGACGTTTCCGTCAAATTTATTTGGGGTGGGTCCGTGTTTAATTAAAATGGTAGATCGTCGTCCGCTTCTTGTGTTAATTGTGGATCCTCTACCGCTACCTTAGGTGTAATATCACCTCCGAAGTCACTTTCCTCTTCATTCTGAGAAACAAACTTACTTGACTCCTTACTCCACACAGGTGTTTCACCTAACGCTACTAACTGTAGGTATTCTTGTGGTTTAATAGAGTAAACGTCTCTCCAAGTATCAGGATGACTTACCCACTCACTAACTACTTCTGAATCAGTATGTAGTGGTGACTTATCCTCTTGAATGATAGAGTTAATTGATGTATACTCTCTACCATTAGGTGCTTTGTTCAAAGACAATGAGATGATAAGATCTCTACCTTCTTGAGTATCGGTAATGTCACCTTTACTTCTAATGATTGGGATAATCTTATCTAATGGACCATCTCCTTTGTAGTTGTGTTTAAATCTCCAAAATTTTGGTCCGTCTGCTTCATTCTCTCTATCGATAACTTTAACGATGTAGAATTTTCTTGCTCTGTAGTTTCTTGCTAACTTCTTGTCATCTTCACTCCCTGTTGCAAGTAATGTTTTTCTTACTTCATTAAGTGGTGATGGTTCTCCATCTTGCGACGGATCATAAAGTTTCATCCATTTTCCGTCCACTTGAATTTCGTGGAACTCAACCTCTTTGAATGGTGAAGTACCATCTGTGGTTGGTAGGATTCTAATTCTCTTCTGACCATTGGACGCTCCCTTTGGTAGAATTGTTGTGAAGTACCTTTTGAGTCGATCTTCAGACGACATTTGGTTGCCGCTTGCGGCTGGTTGCGTGTTCTTCTCATATTGAGATAAAATCGCATCAAGTGAATTGCTCATAATTATAAATTTTAATTTATTAACGTGTTATAAAAATATACAGAAAAAAAGTCTAAGAGTCAACCCCCTTAGACTTCATAAAGTGAAATATTTCGTAAAAAAATTACCTAAGTGTCAGTAAATAAGAGAGTTTGTTGATTTCTGCCAACATCTCATCTTTGATGTTAAGTAAGTCTGTGTCTTTAGGGTTGATCTCCATCTCCTGAAGAGATACCCTAACAGTTTTGATCATACCTAATACATCCACATCAGAAAGATTCTGAATACTTAGTTGTCTATCTTCCTCACCTAAAACAAACCTACCGTAGATTCCCATCGCAATTTCAACAAAATTATCGATTAGAGCATCCAACTTATCGTAAGTCTCACCAAACGCAATATGTTTAGCATGACTTTTAGTTTGCCAGTGTAAGACTTTTAATTGTGATTGTAATTCTAAAAAAGTTCTGACATTACCACTCAACTTCATTGTCTTCGTCAGGTTCTATATTAAATGAGTCTCTCATTTGTTTATCGCTGTAGTCTTGAACATCTTGTTTTGTGATTACATATTCGTTCTTACCACTTGCTTGCATGTCGAGTTGTTTCTGAGAAAAGAACTCTGAAGGTTTTTGATTAAAAGGATATGAATCCAAAGACCTCATCTCAAGTTTTTCTTGTGGGGTTGGTTCTTTCATGTTCTCAACCTTACCTTCAAGACCGTCAATCTTTGCAATTACATTGTCCATTTGTGACAACTTACTTTCTAAGTCATCTAACTTAGAGAATAGGTCACCCATTTTACCAACTACTTCGTCATTGTCTGATTTCTTAGCATCAAGTTCGTTTTTGATGTTCTGAGTCATATTCACTAAATCAGTGATGTCAATCTCTTCCACATCGAAGTCACCTTCACCACCCTCAACCGGTGCATCTCCCGCAGGTTCTTCTGCCGGCACATCTTCCGCAGGAGCATCTCCCGCAGGTTCTTCAATTGCAGGAATGTCCTCAATAGGATCATCCCCTGTTGGAATATCTTCAGGACTTACTTCTTCCTGTTCGCTGATGACTTTCTTACCATAGTTGTTAATACTATGATGTCTCGCCAATTCCTCTTGTAGTTTTTGTTCTAAGTTCATAATTAGTCACTCAATAATTGTCTACCGTCTTCGGTTATGTATTTTTTATTAATTCTCTCAACAAGACCATCTTTACTTCGGATAACGTAACATTCACCTGTGTTCATGTCACATACTTCTTGTTCGGTACCTTCCTCATTAAGGTTTTTTACTCTCTTATTACCTAAGAAATTATCTAATGCCGATCCAACTTTTAAATTATCCATAATATCTTTTTACTATAAATATCAAGTTTTTAGTAATTGTCCTCAGAATGTTTATTGTCTGATGTCAA